GTGAATATCATTGATAGGGTAACCGAGAGAGTGGAAACTGATGTTATAGATAAGATAAGACAAGTACCAATACAAAAATTACTTGGAAGATGAATCCACTCACCGATGTTATTTTTTCATTAACATGGATATTTCTTTTAGTGTGGGCCGTTCGTTCTATCATTTCAGGAGCGAGATCTAAACCTGTAAGAAATTACAATGCTGGCACATGGACTACCGAGGTAACTAAAAGAGTTCATCCTGAGATGCAAGATGTTGAACCTGGTGAGCAATTGTTGGGTGTAACCTTTGAAAGAAAAACTGAATGTGACTTAGAGGAATATAGAGATCTTCAAAATCGTATCGCAGAATTAAAACAAGAACTAGAGGATCCTTGGGAAGATGATGAAGATGATGATGGAGATATTGTAGTAAGAAGATGAAAACCGTACTTGATTATCTAAAAAATATAAGAGATACTGCTAAATATATGCTACAGGGGTTAGAAGTAACCTTTGATCATATGAGAAGGAGACCTGTAACCATACAGTATCCTTATGAAAAACTGATACCATCTGAAAGGTATCGTGGACGTATACACTATGAGTTTGATAAGTGTATTGCTTGTGAAGTATGCGTTAGAGTATGTCCAATAAATCTCCCAGTGGTCGATTGGGTGATGAACAAACAGACAAAGAAAAAAGAATTAAGAAACTATTCAATTGATTTTGGAGCTTGTATATTCTGCGGTAACTGTGTAGAATACTGTCCTACCAATTGTCTAAGTATGACAGAAGAATATGAACTTTCTACATTTGACAGGCACTCACTTAACTATGATAACGTCGCTCTTGGACGATTGCCCACTAATGTTACAACTGATCCCTCAGTTAGGGCAATGCGTGAGTTGGCTTACTTACCAAAAGGAGAGATGGATCCACATGAAGTCCCCGCTAATGAACCCCGTGTAGGTGCAAGATGATCTTAGAAACATTTCTGATACTAGCAGCAGTGCCATTTGTCGCTCTCACAATATTCTTTGGCACAAAGAATGGTTATTATGACAGTGATGATTATACTGGTGATGGTTGTGCTCACGATGTAAAACGATGAACTCACTATTTAAAATTTTTCGTACAAAATGGTTTAGATCTGCTCCAGTGGTAGCAACAATATGGTTGACCATTACAGCAGTCATACTCATAGAATTTAATTACTTCTTCCCCGACCTTTTATTTCACCCAATGCAATGATTTTTTTAATTGGCATCATGTCATTTGCAAATTTTGTATTCTATCCTCTAGTGATAGGATTCTTTATTGCATTGATAATAGAACAGGTCTTTAGGTCTCAAGATAAGATGCCTGAAGTTCTTAGGTCTATGGCTATCAGGAAGTATCTTTGGAGACAGGCATGGTTGTTTAATATTATATGGTTTGTTGGATATATTATTCTTATGTTCACTATGAAAGGAGGTCAAACTCCGATGCCTGATATGATTTGGGAAGGATAGGGTTGACTTTTTCTTCTTCATACGTTATACTACCTGTGTAATCAATCAAAGCAATGACGCTTACTTCAAAGTTCAGGAAAGACATAGGCATCCTTCGGGCTGCTGCAAATAGGGAAATCTTTTTGGATGTGAAGAATCCAAAACTTTATAAAAAAGTCAAACGCTATTATGTCGGTGAGGGATTAGTGAATCTTTCAGGAGAAGATCCAGAAGCAGATTACGAAGCAATAGTTGAGTGTATTTCTGAAGATCTAGCGGGGGTAATATAAAATGAAAGTTATCATGGAACGGTATCCTTATCGTTATGTTGAAGTTGGAACCTTAGAGAATGGTAAACCTGATTTTCGTATTCAAAAAGAAGACCGTTATACTAAAAGGTACAAAGATATGTACCTATGTGACAATGGAATGCAACTAACGCAAGCAATCGAAGACTTTGAATATACAAAGTGGCTTGACCCTGCTGGTGTTCCTTGCTATGTTAAGGATGAGGCAGAAGCCCCTGACACCGATGAAGGAGGTAAGTTTTTATTATGAGTGAAGAGTTTACTCGCATCGCATCAGCACTCGAAAGGATTGCTGATGCACTTGAAAAGAAATGGCATATTGATATAGATCATGGCCATATTGAAAGGATAGATAATATAGAGCATGGTGACATAGACACTCATCATCATTCATTCTAATGAGATTCAAAGCACTTGTTCATGTAAGGTTGAGAGGTTCTGTATCAGATGCTGCTGGTAATGCAGTGATGAATAACACGAAGAGGATTGCTCCTCTTCTTGAACCTCATTTATTGAGGATTGGTAAGTGTATTGATTTTTGGTTTGATGCAGAGACCGAAGAGATAGCAAGAGAACAGATGGATCTTTTGTCTGATAGAATGCTTTCTAATACTGTGATAGAAGATTGGGAGTATACCTTAGAGGAGACCGAAGAGACTGGTATAGGAAACATATCGAATGATAATGCTGGTACATCAAAGCATCATTTGTTTGATAAATAAATCAGAGTTTAGTCATTAATTATGGCATTCAAAGGAACAGCAGCAAAGTCCTCTAGTGGTGCATCTATGTCAAAGTATGACGTAGAAGTAGAGGCAAGGTTAAAGGCATTAGAAGCAAGGGCTCATGATGATTGTAATACTGGTGGAGATTGTGCAGCACTAGAAGCAAAATTAGATAAAGTCATTGCAGTTCTACATTCAGTCACTGATTTTGATCTTTAAACATTAAGAGGGGTTGCATAAACCTCTCTTTTTTTGTATAATACATACTATAACTATTGTTTTATTATGAGTGAATATAAAAAGACTGCACTGGTGTTAGGTGCAGGTGGTTTTATAGGAAGTCACATGGTCAAGAGATTGCGTTCCGAGGGATACTGGGTGCGAGGTGTAGACCTAAAGTATCCTGAGTTTTCTGCGACGGAAGCTAATGAATTTGTGCAAGGAGATTTGCGTGATGTAGATTTTGTTCGTCGAGTAATACAATATAAAGGAGAATCGGGTAACTTTTACAATGAAGTTCCTTACAGGTATATCTTACCTTTCCATGAGATCTATCAGTTTGCTGCTGACATGGGTGGAGCAGGGTTTGTATTTACTGGTGAGAATGATGCTGAGATCATGCAGAACTCAGTCACCATCAATCTTAATGTACTGGAACAGCAGAGATTATTGAATGAAACATTTGATGGTGTACAGAAAGAATGGACAGAAGCAAATAGACCTAAGTTAGTTAATCCAACAAAGATATTTTATTCTGGATCAGCATGTATGTATCCAGAGCACAACCAACTTGACCCTGATAACCCTGATTGCCGTGAAGAATCCGCTTACCCTGCTGCACCAGATTCCGAGTATGGATGGGAAAAGTTATTCAGTGAGAGATTGTACTTGGCTTACAATCGTAATCATGGTATTCCTGTTAGGGTTGCCCGTTATCACAATATCTTTGGTCC